CGAGGGTAAATCTAGAGCATTCAAAGCGATCAAGAAATTAACCAAAGTGAATGAGACAACTTATGATTGGGAAAAGACAGAGAAAGATAACAACTCTGATAAGAAACAGATGACTGCAAAGATTATCATGAAAGGTGGCAAAACAATGACGGGTCAAGATAGAGATACTATTCAAATTGATCCTATTGTTCGAACCAAACTAGATAACTACAAGAGTATCAATCCTAACAATAATAAATAGTAAATAGATTCACTAAGGAGAATATCAAATGTCCACGACTCTCTGGAATAATTTCGACGGCGGTAATGCTGCACCAATTTGGGCAGCAACTGCTCTCAAAGTAGCACCAACAAGAGCAAACGCTAACGTAATCTTTGCAAACGCTAACGTGGCAACGATTGCATCCGAATCAATTGGTGTATATGGTGTATCTGCTGCTGAAATGGCAAACACAACTGGCGAAGGTAAAAAAGTAGCACATCAAGGATGGGTGCAAAGAACTGGATTTATGGGCCCAATCGTCAGCATTTCTGCTAACACTAACGCATACGGCACAAATAGTTTCATCACATTCTCTGGTGGTCAAACTTCTTCGAATACAATTAATCCAGCAGGTAAGGGCACAGGTAATACTTCAGCAAACGCAGCAGTAACTGTTGATGCTAATGGAAAGATTATCGCAATTACACTAAACTCTGGTGGTTTGTATCTGACAACACCTAATGCTACTCCAGCTTCTGGTAATGCAGCATTTACGGTGACGATGGGTGGTCGTGCTAATCGTTTTCAATATGAAACATTAGTCGCGCTTGCTCAGATGACAAATGACGGAACGTCCGACGATCATATCCTACCACAGTAAAATGATCTGAATGTTGTTTGATGATTTATGTGAGGAGAATGTAATACTGTATGCGATGAAGGCATACGATTCTCCTCATTGTATTATGTCTGAGTTTGAAAGTGACTATAAACGAACTAAGTATTTAAAGAGATTGTTTCGACGTTACAAGTTGACTGGTGAACTCAGAGAACGGTTGATACTAAACCATATCATACTTCTTTATAATGTGTTTGGCGTAGAAGCAGCAACGCGCATACTGTTCTTTAGAATTGATGAAAAAGACTATGATGTACTGAAAACATTTTTGTTATATTTAAATTATATGCCAGACAAAATAAAAGGCATCTCAGGTAAAGATATTGTGTCTAACAATATAAATATTGACGAAAATATAACAAGGATATTGGAAAACATATGAAGTCTTTTAAACAGTTTAGAGAAGATGCTGGTGGTATATCTGCTCCAGGTCCAGTTAATGCTGTTTCTACTGGTGCAATCGCAGGCACGGGTGAAAAAGGTGGTGAACCTGGTGTAAATCTAAAGAAAAAAAGTAAAGTTGTAATTCAACCAATGGCTCATAGAAGTCCACCTAAGATGTAATCATGGACCTACAATTCAATTTTACTGAAGTTAAACTAGGACAGTTACTCAGAGGTAACAAAGAAGTTCATGCATGGTTCGATGCTTGTGTTGAGATATTTCCACACTATGAAATAACGACAGTAAATCGAGTTGCATCATTTATTGCACAATGTGGTCATGAGTCTAATAACTTCATGACACTAGAAGAGAATCTAAACTACTCTGCATCCGGTCTTGTTAAAACATTCAAGAAATATTTTGCAGATGAAACTATTGCATCACAGTATGCAAAACAACCAGAAAAGATTGCAAACAGAGTGTATGCAAATCGAATGGGTAATGGAGATGAGAAATCTGGTGATGGATGGTTATATCACGGTAGAGGTTTGATTCAACTTACAGGTAAAACAAACTACGCTGCATATGCACGAGACACTGGTCAATCTTTAGAAGATGCAGTAGATCATACATGCCATCCACATGGCGCATTAGAATCTGCATGTTGGTTTTGGCATACTCGTGGACTTAATAAATTTGCTGATGTTAAAGATATCACTACATTAACTAAACGAATCAATGGTGGAACTATTGGTCTGGAAGATAGGAATATGAGATTTGAACGTGCAATTAGTATTTTAGGAAGAGATTAAAATGCCAACATTCTATACAATTATAATTAAAATAGTAGCGTTATTAATAGTACTAATCTGTACGTTCTATGCTGGCAAAAGAGTCAACGATAATCAGTGGTTGGCTAAAGTAAATGAACTTGAACAGAAAGTTGCAATCGCTGACGAAAAGAGTAAATCAATAAATACAGTGGTTGAGACTAAAGTTGTCGAAAAAGTAAAGGTGGTAAAACAAAATGTTTATGTCAACAAAGAAATCATTAAAGAAGTTGCTGGCAAACAGCTTGATGCTAAGTGTAGTCTGCCTGAGTCTACAATCATGCTCGTCAATAGTGCCAGTCAAAATGAAGTGGCCAGAAGTCCCACCGTCGCTGATGGAACCACCTCCACCGTTAAAGCAAGTACCGTCCTCGACACCGTTGTCGAAAACTACGGAATCTGTAACGAAACAAGAGAAAAACTAATATCATTTCAAGAGTGGTATAAAGCTCAAAAGAAAATCTTCGAAGATCTAAACAAATAAATAGTATATCTTAGGAGAACAAAATTGGGTGCTTTTGTTTACGAAGAAGAAAATGGTGTACAGATTGTCAATCAAGCACCCACGACAAGAATAGGTATCTTTAGACCATTAGGTTCTACAGGTGGTGGTGGATTTCAACAATCTGCTGTTCCTCCTCCTGTTCTAACTGCTGCTGGCAATAATGCTGCACAGAACGCAGAAGTTTTAGTTGCAAACACAAACGAAGATTGGATCAATAAGAAATGGCGTCCAGCAATGGGTTGGATGTATATGGCAGTATGTACGTTTGATTTTATGATTGCTCCTATTCTCTGGAGTGTTGCACAAGCATTAGATGGCGGCCAAATCTCCACTCAGTGGCAACCAGTCACTCTACAGGGTGCTGGATTGTTCCACATAGCTATGGGTGCAGTTCTTGGTATTGCAGCATATGGTAGAACTAGAGAAAAACTAGAGGACAAACACTAAAATGGCTGCCAGCGATCAAGACTATACGCAAATGAAAGTTGATGTGGGTGTATTAAAAGTACAAGTAACACAACTAACGGAACTTTGCGCTAAAATGGACAAAGTAATAGATAAACTTATGGAACAACAAGATAGACTCGTAAATCAAATCTATGAAGAAATTGACACTAAGAAAAAAGAAACTAATACAGACATAAAAGAATTGCATTCTAGAATCACTACTATTAGTCGTGAATTGTCAGATAAAGTTGAACTCACCGAACGTAGGATTATGGAACGTATCGAGAATCTCAGGACTGAGATATCCAATCACAATAAGAAAGAAGATGCAGAATTTGGCAAAATCCTTGAATGGAAATGGATGGTTGCTGGTGGTATTTTTCTCGCAGGCTTCTTGCTTTCTATGGTAAAAGTTGATATACTAAAGTTGTTCGGCAACTAAATTTATCTCCTTTCGTCATGAGCGTCTACATTGACCGCAAATTCTTAAAGCTTCTGTCGCCTAAATTAGGCAAGTTCACACAACGGCGTGAGGACTTGTACAACTTTCGGTGTCCGTTCTGCGGCGACTCACAGAAGAATCAATTCAAAGCCAGAGGCTACATCTACCGCAAAAAAGATGACTACTTCTATAAGTGTCAGAATTGTGGCATCGGCCATTCCATGTACAACTTTATCAGTCACCTAGATCCTGAAATGGTGAAAGAGTATGCACTTGAAACATATTCAAATGTTAAAGTTGAAATTGATATAAAAGTTCCAGACTTTAAGTTTGAAAAACCAATATTTAAAACAAAGATTAATCTACCAAAGATATCTCAATTAGATGGTGAACACTATGCAAAAAAGTATTGCTTAAGTAGAAAATTTAGTGTAGAATGCTTAGATAAACTCTACTTCGCAGAGAGTTTCAAAAGATTCGTAGATGAAATTATACCAGACAATGAAAAGAATCTAAAAGAAGATGATCCTAGATTGATCATACCATTCTTCGATATTGATGGATCACTCCTTGCAATTCAAGGTAGAGCACTTCGTGATTCTAAGATTCGATATATAACTATCAAAATAAATCAAGATAGTATTAAGATATTTGGTCTAGATACAGTAGACAAAGAAAATAAAGTCTATGTTACTGAAGGTCCTCTAGACTCTTTGTTTCTATCTAATGCTGTTGCTACTGCTGATGCAAATTTGACAAATGCAGTCAACTATATTGCTAAAGATAAGTTGGTTCTGGTGTTTGATAATGAACCAAGAAACAAAGATATATGTAGATTGATGGATGAAGCAATTGAGAAACATTTTCAAATCTGTATTTGGCCAGGAATGATACAAGAAAAAGATATCAACGATATGATTCTAAATGGTTTCTCATCCGAAGAGATTGAAGATATTATAGATAACAATACGTTTGTTAATCTCAGAGCAAAGTTCGAGTATACACAATGGAAAAAGATTTAAGGAGAATGTAGTGATAATCTTACACGAAGATCCTTTTGTATCAATTATCGATGAATTAGGAATAGATAATCACATATATGATGATATGTTAAACACTTCCAACTTTCAAAGAAGTTTGGGATATAATGGAAACGGTAATAGTAGTCCAACTAATATTAGAACTAGTAGAACAGCACATACAGGCGATAAGTATAAATCATTAAATTATCATATATTGAATATACTTGAGAAACGATTCAATCACAAATATGATGTTGAGTGTGTTGAATCTTGTCAGTTAACTAGGTATGAAGTAGATCAAGAATATAAAAGTCATTGGGATTATTTCAATCATGTTGGTCATAAAATAGATCAAGTTAGAGACAGAAAAGCTACTGTTATTTTATATCTAAATGATGATTTTTTAGGTGGAGAAACACACTTTGAAAAGTTAAATATAACTGTCACACCTAAAAAAGGAACAGCTTTATATTTCACTTATGAAAACGAAAATACAAAGGAACGTACATATCACGCAGGTTTACCAGTGAAACAAGGCACAAAGAACATAGCAACTTTTTGGATACGATAGGAGTTTTGAATGAAAGTTAGTTTAATCTCATATTCACGGGATATGGAAGATAGGAGTTTGTTAAATCAAGTTGCATATGCTGCACGAGTTTCTAATCCAGGTAATCAGAACAATGATGAAACCGCAGAGAAGTTGATTCGATATTTGATTAAACATCAACATTGGTCTCCACTTGAAATGGTATCGTTGTGTTTAGAGATTGAAGTGACTAGAGATATCGCACGGCAGATCCTTCGCCATAGGTCATTCTCATTTCAAGAATTTTCGCAACGATATGCTGTTGCGAATCTAGGATGCGAATTCAAAGAGACTAGATTGCAGGATACAAAGAATCGCCAAAACAGTATTGAGACTGAAGATCAATCACTTGCAAATGATTGGCAAGAAGCACAACAAAGAGTTTTAATTACAGCTCAACGTGAATATGAATGGGCTATCGCAAATGGTATTGCAAAAGAACAAGCACGAGCTGTTCTTCCAGAAGGACTTACTTTATCACGTATGTATATGAATGGAACTCTACGTTCATGGGTTCACTATATACAACTACGTTCTTATAATGGAACACAAAAAGAACATCGTGATGTAGCACTCGCTTGTGCTAAAGCAATTGAACCAGTATTCCCTCTTATCACGGAGTTTACAAATGAACAGACTAGAAGACAGGAATTAAAATGACACCAGGAATCGTACACGGAATTAAAGTTGATTATTCTAGAGATATTCTATTTGATGATTTAGGAATTAAACGACTTAAAGAGTCGTATATGCGTGAGAATGAAAATTCGCCACAGGAGAGATTTGCATATGTTAGTAATGTTTTTGGATCAAATAAAGATCATGCTCAGCGTTTGTATGATTACTCTAGCAAGCATTGGCTTAGCTATTCTACTCCCATTCTTAGTTTTGGTCGTTCTAAGCGTGGCCTTCCTATCTCATGCTTTCTTAACTTCATTGAAGATACTGCGGAGGGACTAGTTGACAACCTTTCTGAAACCAATTGGCTTTCTATGCTTGGTGGTGGTGTGGGTATTGGATTTGGCATTCGCTCGGCTGATGATAAGTCTACGGGAGTTATGCCGCACCTTAAAATGTATGACGCATCATCTCTCGCCTATCGACAAGGCAGGACTCGCAGGGGTAGTTACGCTGCATATCTTGATATTAGTCATCCTGATATTATCTCCTTCTTAGAAATGCGTAAGCCAACGGGTGATCCTAATGTCCGTTGTCTTAATCTGCACCATGGTATTAATATCACAGACAAGTTCATGCAGATCATCGAAAAGTGTATGATTGATCCTACTGCTGATGATTCATGGCAATTAGTTGATCCTTATTCACATGAAGTTCGTGAAACTGTTTCTGCCAAACATCTATGGCAAATGATTCTTGAACTTCGGATGCATACTGGTGAACCATATCTACATTTCATTGATACTAGTAATCGTGCTATGCCACAGTTTCTAAAAGATAGAGGTTTGCAAATTATGCAATCAAATCTTTGTTCAGAAATTATTCTGCCGACCAATGAAGAGAGAACAGCAGTATGTTGTCTATCTTCCGTTAATCTGGAGTACTATGATGAATGGAAGAATGAATCACTTTTTCTTCAAGACATTGCCGAAATGTTGGATAACGTTTTGGAATATTTTATTAGTAATGCTCCAGCTACTATATCTAGGGCTGTTTATTCTGCCTCTAATGAGCGGTCTATTGGTGTTGGAGCTTTGGGATTTCATGCGTACCTGCAGCAAAAAGGTATTGCGTTTGAAGGAGTAATGGCTAAAATCTGGAACAATAGTATCTTCAAAGATATGAGAAAAAAACTAGATGAAGCAAATCTTCATATAGGTAAAGAAAGAGGTGAAGCACCAGATGCAGAGGGAACTGGACGTAGATTTAGTCATATGTCGGCTATTGCTCCTAATGCTTCTTCTTCTATCATTATGGGCAATACATCTCCTTCTATTGAACCTTATCGTGCTAATGCTTATAGACAAGATACTCTTTCGGGTTCTTTCTTAAACAAAAACAAATATCTTGATGCAATCATCAAAAAAGAATGCGAAAAGAATAAGAAGTTAAATTATCAAGATATTTGGTCTTCTATCATCGCTAATGATGGTTCTTGTCAACATCTTGAATGGTTAGATGAAAACGATAAGGTAGTCTTTAAAACTTCGATGGAGATCGATCAACGTTGGGTGATTGAACATGCTGCTGATCGTCAACAATATATTGACCAAGCACAATCCTTGAATGTGTTCTTTAGACCCGATTCGCATATTAAATATATTCATGCTATTCATTTTATGGCATGGAAAAAGGGTGTCAAGACTCTTTACTACTGTCGTTCCGAGAAACTTGCAAAAGCAGATAAAGTTTCTAAGAGAATTGAACGACAAGTAATCAAAGAACTTGATATGTCTGCATTGGCACAAGGTAATGATTGTATCGCATGTGAGGGTTAAATGTATAATATGTACGTTTGGTGGTTATTTCGAATAGTAGAAATTATCACCTGCATACATATTATAATAAATGTCTGGCGTCACTGGTAAAGGAGTAAAATGCATTACAAATCAATCTTCATATCTGATGTTCATTTGGGATCTAAAGAATGTAAGGCTGATA